AGATACAGTAGTAGTAGGAGCCTACAGAGAAGATACAACAGCATCAGATGCAGGTGCAGCATATATCTTTACTCGTTCTGGTACTACTTGGTCTCAACAACAAAAAATACAAGCATCAGATGCACAGGCATCTGATAATTTTGGTATAAGCGCAGCTATATCGGGAGATATAGTAGTAGTAGGATCCTATGTAGAGGATACAACAGCAACAGATGCGGGTGCAGCATATATCTTTACTCGCTCTGGTACTACATGGTCTCAGGATAAAAAAATACAAGCATCAGATGCACAGGCATCTGATAATCTTGGCTACTCATTAGGCATAGACGGAGATACAGTAGTAGTAGGAGCCCATAAAGAGGATTATTGGGGCACAGATGCGGGTGCAGCATATATTTTCACAGCACCCTCAGTTTAAAAACAAGCAAAGGAGTAAAAAATGACAGCAATTAATTTAACTAATTCAAATACTGCTACTGTAGATGGTCGTACGTATACTTATAATTCTACTACTAGCAGGTGGGAGATTACTACAGGTAATAGTCCCGGGTTAACAACAGAGCAAGTACAAGATGCCATAGCTGCTCAATTAGTTACTAACGGTTCTCACACAGGTATTTCGTTCGCGTATGATGACAGCGGAGACGGAGCTATAGATGCTACTATAGGCACTTTAAATCAAAATACTACGGGATCTGCTGCTACATTAACTACTCCTAGAAGTATAGGAGGGCCTTCATTTGATGGCTCCGCGGATATTAATCTACCTGGTGTTAATACCACAGGAAATCAAAATACTACAGGGACTGCTGCCACATTAGCTACTCCTAGAGAGATAAATGGAGTTGCCTTTGATGGGTCTGCAGATATTACCATACAGGGAGGTGATCCTACAATTTATGCAACGATGGCTCTTCTAGTAGCCGCTACGGGAATGTCTGCTGGTGATATGGCGTTTGTAAGTGCAAATAATAATCTCTATCTATATACAGGTAGTGGTTGGTTTAAAGTAGCCACTGTGGAAAATAATTCTCCTAGTGCTATTACTGGAGTTGCTGCTGCTACTACTTTGGCTGATGACGGTACTGCTACAGTTATTACCGCGGTCTCTACAGATCCAGAAGGTTTTCCACTTACATGGTCTTATGCAGTCACTACGGGCTCTTTGACGAATGGAGGAGGAGCGACTGCTACAGTCTCTCAGGCTGATAACGTATTTACTATTACTCCTACAACTACTGAAGCATACGCGGGTACGTTCTCTATTACTTTTAGTGCTACAGACGGTGTTAATGGTGCTGTTACTGCTGCGAGCGCTTTTACATTAGTATTTACAGTTGATTGGTCTTCTATAAGTCAACAACAAAAAATTATTGGTGGCGGTGCTACTGCGGTGGCTATTGACGGTAATACAGCCGCATTCTCAGATTGGAGTAATTCACAAGTCAAAATTTATACTCGCTCTGGTACTACATGGTCTCTAGAGGATACAGTGACAGTAACAGGTGGAAACAGTCAATACATAGGTGATAATGATAATATTAGAATATCAGGAGATACTATTGTTGCAGGTGCTTCTCGTTATGACACTAGTAACCCCTACTCCAGTAATGAGGGTTGCGCTTATGTTTTTACTCGCTCTGGTACTACATGGTCTCAGCAAGCGTTATTAACAGCGTCAGATGCAGGGCCTAGTGATTATTTTGGAACTTCGGTAGATATAGATGGTGATAGTATTATAGTAGGGGCTCCGGAGTGGGATCAAGGAAGTAACTATAATGTTGGCTCTGTATATATCTTTACTCGCTCTGGTACTACATGGTCTCAGCAGCAAAGGATTAATCCTACTTCACAGTACGGCGATCAAGCCGGTTCGGGGGTAGGGATATCAGGGGATACAATTGTTATAGGGGGCGATGAAGCGGGGGCCAGTCAATACGCAAATACTGGTAGAGCCTGGGTATATGTTCGTTCAGGAACCTCCTGGTCCTTTCAATCTACTTTAATACCTTCAGATGTGAGTACTACTCCGAACAACGCAACCAAGTTTGGTAAGTCTGTTGCTATTGATGAGGATACAATTGTGGTGGGCGCATGGGAAAATGATACAGTTTATGTTTTTACCCGTTCCGGAACCACATGGACTGAAGAACAAAAAATTAAGCCAGGGTACGGTTCTGGAGAAGATTTTGGATGGTCAGTAGCTATAGATGGAGACGATATAATTATAGGTGTAAGAGAGTATGATACTTCCGGATTTGTTCATGATGGCGGCGCAAATATATACCAAAGATCTGGAACCACATGGTCAAGTGAAAGCTTTCTTACGTCATCAGATAAACAAAATAGTGGAAAATTTGGGTACTCTGTAGCTATTTCCGGAAGTACAGTAATTGTAGCAGCTTCTGGTGAAGGCGATTCATATATTTGGGCTGCTTAAATAAAAAGACCCCCGAAAAAGGGGGGTCTTTTACAGCTTACTCTTCTTCTACAGGCTCAAATTCAGGTTCTTCAGGCTTTTCAAAGTCCTCTACCAACATATTGACAAATGCTTCTTTTGCAACTTTAATTTGATGTAATTTAGCATTGTGTTGTTTTTCTTGGCTTTCTAAATCTTGAATCTGTGCAACGTAGTACTTTTGCGTAGCATTAAGTTCTGCTATAGGTTTTTGTACTCCGTTTATAGAAACTGAAGGTTCTTCCTGTTCAGTAGTATTTTCTGTCGTCATTATAATGTCCTTGTATTATACAATTTCACATGCTCCACCCACGCAGGCAAGCTCTTGTGATCCGGTTGTGTTGTCTTCTTTTTCGAATTGAGATAGCTCTTCCCAATCCACGTTTTGTGGCATAGCCGCCACTAGGCTTTCATATTGACTTTCATCAATATCTTCATAAGGGGCTTGTTGATATACGTGGTCACTAGTCGGTAATAGACTAATGCCTGAACATAAATCAAAGTTATCCCATATCCATTGTGCTACCTTAAAATACTCACTATCAGTGTAGTATACGGTTACACTCGGCTTGTGTTCACACCAATGATTTTGGTATGTTTTCCACAAAGCTAGCTGTTCCATAGCTCCCACTTCTTTCACACAAGTACTAGACTCGGGTGCCTTTACTGGGAAACTAAATACCACAGAAGAGGGCGACATAACGTCTTGCTCTACTGGGAATCCTGCTTGTTCCATATAGACTGCAAGTGGATCTTTTTTGTCTGAACGTACTCTGCGAATGTAATGCTTAGAAAAGCGAGGGTGAATGCCGGAAGCAGAGTCAACAAGCTGAGAAACAGTCCCACTAGGCTTAACACAAGTAATAGCTGCAGAAGCATTAACCCCAAGTTTTTCAGCCCACTCTTTATTAGTTTGAATACTAACATTTCGCATCTCCTCTAACCATGCTGCAAGTTCGGGATTGTTAGCATCTCCCAAAACTGCATGATCCATAATACCTGTTAAACTTACGCCTAACAGAGCCTCTTCTTCAGTGTTGCGCTTCCAACGCACCCGCAGATACCTAAAATCAGTAAGAGTAGACTGTAGAGTACCAATAATGGTAGCTTTACGAACTTTCTCTTTTAAAGTTTCAAGCGTATCATCTGCACGCACAACTACTTCTGATAGATTACAAAACTCATTACTTCGTAGAATAATTTCGGAACAAGGGTTTGTACCAAAATCATGTTCTGCGTCTCTACGACCATTTCGTCCTGCAATCTTTTGTGCCGCTACACGACTGAACAGTCCACGTTCTCCAGATTTAGACTCATATAGATTCTTCATCTCAGTTAAAAACGCTTCAAAGTCAGGCTTCTCTGTATATGCTACAGAATTATTAGCCAGCCGTCTTTGGCCTTGGTCTACCCACCACTGACCTGATTTAGCTTTTGACATACGCTGGTCTGAAAGATTAGAAAGACTAATCAATGCAGAACGACGTACGCCGCCTACTACTACGATGTCCGCTATTTTACAGCACACATCATGGCATTCGATACTAGTTAACTTACGTCCAGCTGCTTTTTGGAATACTCCAACACAAAACTGGAAAAGATCCTGTAGTGGTTCAGGACCGCTTGCTCTACCGCCGAAAGTTTTAAGTCTAGCGCCTGCTGGTCTTACTCGGCTCATGTCCCATTGAGGTAATTTACCTGCATATAGCATAGCAATTAACTCGCGGAAAGCACTTGCCCAACCAAGTTTACTATCGCTTACTACAATAGTAGAACTTGTTTTGTGGAATGTTTCAGCTACTTCCGGTAGTTTAGCGATAAAATTTCGTTCTACACTAAAGCCTACTCCCGTTCCACACATCAATACATACATAAGCTCGTCAAAAGCTCTAGGATGATCGATATGTAAGTAACTACAATTAAAGCCTGCTACGTTATCACGCTTTAGTGCTTCTCCTGCTGTCATCATACATCTCATAGAGGGCATAACTTCTAATGCATAAATAGCATCATAAATTTCTTGCCCACTTTCATTGTCAAGTTGTTCTCTTTCTTTAAAGAAATCAACATAACGATTTACTGTCTCGTCCCAGGTCTCTCTACGCCCTTCGCTTTCTAGCCATCTGGCATAACGACTTTTATGAATAAAACTTTGGTATTGATCCATCAGACCATTCTCTCCTTTATTTCGGATATATTATCCTTTCCTATTGCATCGTCGCAATATGTTATTAAGTCCATCAATTCGTAGTTTTTTAATAAAACTTCCGCATTTGCATTAAGTTCTTGTATATACTTATAATTTCCTGCTATAGGTACATTATCGTATATTGTCATTGCATCGCCGTAATCTCTTATAAGCTGTTCTGCTCTCTTCGGGCCAATACCATTAATACCTGGAACATTATCGCCTTTATCTCCTGTAAGACACTTGAAAGAAATATATTCTTCAGGTGTTACATTATAATGTTCACTCCAGTTATCTATTGTTACTTCTTTACGAGTAACATAAGAAAATCTACTTACACCCTCTTGAATTAATAAGTCCCAGTCTCGGTCACTGGAAACCAGCCATATATTATTTAATTTATATAGCTCTTTTTGTTTTACTAGGTGGGCAGCAAGATCATCTGCCTCTACACCTTGAAAACGAAATACTTTGTAGTCTTTAGAGAGTAGTTCTAGTGTTTCTTCGTACTCTTCAAAGAAATCTGCAAAGGCTTGTTTCTCTTCTTCAGTTTGTTCAGCATATTTATCTTTTCGATTTTGTTTGTACTCTGGAGATATATTCTTTCTATAACTCGAAGAGCCCCAATCTGCGGTAATAAGTACAGTACCACAATGATAAGAATTTGCTAAAGATTTTACTGTTTCTACATACTGTTCTCGAAAATCTGTTCTTCCTTGATGTTTCCATCGAAAAGCTAAATTTAACGCGTCTACTATGAGTACTCCGTCTAGGTTACGTTCATTGAATTTAAAAGCCATAGACATGCTCCACATAATTTTTTAGTTCTTTTACATAATTACGTAAATCTAGTTCATTTCTGCCAATTGCAGAATTACATTGTTTACAAAGTATGCCTCTTACTTTCCCTGTATCATGGTCATGGTCTACATGACCCCCGTTTTTTGCTTTACCTGTAAACATGTCTAAAGGTACTTTACAGATGTGACATTTTTTATCTTGAGCCGCCCATAGGGCTAGTACTTCTTTACGATTTAATCCGTACCTATAAAGATTATTATCACAAACCCTGCAAAGTTTTAGACTTTTAAAGGAGGTTATCCCGTCATTTTCAATTCCGCAGTGCTTACATATATTATTCACTTTAAAAACTCCACGTCTTCTTGTTTTAACCACTCCTCTGCTAGCATGACGTAACAATCTAGCCATTCTATTCTCATGAAATGATTCGTATTTATAGGTAATATACTACTTACAACAAATACTGCTGATCTATTGTATTTAAAAAACAAAAGAGCTTCTTGATCTCCTCCAGCAGCTTGTTGTAGTACTTTTACCCACCATTTTATTAAATTATTCGTTTTAGGTGCTGTAAATATTTTGTCAGAAAGAGGAGAGTTTTCGTAATTTTTTACTTCTATACAAAACCTATTTTTCTCATGAGGGACATACAAGTCCCCCTTTAAGTACTCCAAGGCTCCTGAATTAGGAACCCTTTCAAATTGAAGTCCTGTAAAATCTCTTAACATATCTCTAACTAAATACTCACCTCTTGCACCTTTCGCTCTAGAATCTACCATTATTGCTCCAAACCGCTCACATTCCCTTGCTTGACTACTTCTATCTTTTCTAGCAAGGGATGTGTCCATCCATGGGAAACTACATAGGTATTTAAGTCTTCTCCTAATAATACTTCTACTAGTTTTTCCCTTCCGCTGTCGTCAAGAACATTGATTACTTCGTCTAAAAATAATATATTTATTCTTGATTTTGAAATACTACTCATTAATCTACGAATTGCAATAAGAGTAGCTGTATTTACTCTAGCGAGCTCTCCAGAGGAAAGAGCTAAAATATCAACTATGTTTTCATTATCAGTAATTTGTATATTTAACTTATCATTAGACACTACAAATTCTAAAGTAAAACGACCATCAGACAATTCGGCTAAGTACTCATTGGCTAACTCTTCAAGTTCTCCAACTAAGTTTTCAATCTTATTTGCAAGCAAGCCATTGGTACTAAAAGCTTTCTTTAATACATCTAACTCAGATTCTATTTTTTGAATTTCTGCAAGTTTGTCGTCATAGTCTTCCTGCTGTTTAACAAACTCTGCTGTTTGCTCTTGTATTACTTGAATACGAGTATTTAGCTTTGTTCGTCTTTCGTTTTCCGCCGCACTACGAGCCAATTCTGCCTTTGCTTTTTGCACTCGTTTACGAATATTGTATAGTTTAGTTTCAAGCTGTTCTTTATCCAAAATATCTGTAGGTAAAGTTCTGTCCACTGATCGTAACAACTCTTCGAAATCTCTGCGGGTTTTATCGATATAATCAATTTTTTTATTTTGTTCTTTAATTTCTGTAATTCGAAGTTTAATCTCATCAATTTTCTCCTGTGCAGATACAAGTTTAGCCCTCTCGCCTGCAATCATAGCCTTCTCTGCTGAAACATCAATAGGTTGCTTACAGGTAGGGCATACTTCTTTTAATTGTTCTAATTTTTTTAGTGTCCGTTGAGCACCCGTTGCGGCCCCCTGTAAAGACCCTATTTCCTCTTGTAAAGAGTCGTAGGACTCATATTGAGTTTCTTCGCTTTTAAAGAATATTGAAGTATCTATTTGATCAAGTAGTTTCTTATACTGATTATTCGTATTTATTTTTTTATTTTTTTCCGAAATATTTTCAATTTCTACTGTGAGAGAACTCAAAACCTTCTCATCATCAGAGGTGTCAATTTGTAAATCTAACATAGGTAGTATAGATGTATCACTTAATTTATTATCTTTTAACCACTTTTCTACCGTCGCTAAGTTTCCTGTGACTATAGCAGCTTTGTTAGAAGCGTCCTTTGATGCATTTTTAAATACTTCAAATAAATTTACATAAGCATCCAAATGTAATAGGTCTATTAAAAACTTTTTCCTATTAGTATCTGTGGCAGTTAAAAACTGCAAACTAGCATTTGTATTTTGGTATACTAGCTGTGAGAATGTTTTAAAATCAATACCTAATATTTCTTGTAAAGACTTATATGTATTTGTAGCAGTATGACTAGAGATATCTTCTCCGTTTTTTTCAAGTACCACTTTAATATTAGTCTTTCTATCAACTATTACGTTATAATCGTTTCCATCCTTTTCAAAATTTAAAGAGATATTATATCCTTTGTTTATGTACCTATTAGGTATATCTGCTTTTTTAATACCCTTTGAATTTTTATTGTAAAGAACTTCTTCGATAATTAAAGGTATGGAAGATTTTCCCATACCATTTGTACCAATTATTTGAGTTACTGTATTGTCGTCTAAATCCAACTCGTTATTGGGACCATAACTAAAACAGTTACTCCATCTGAGCTTTTTTAGCGTAATCATTGTATGTCCCTATTATATTACTAATTTGTGAATCTGGTATCTCAAGAATGAACTTTAAATATTCTATAAGCTCTTCCTCTAAGGTCATATCTTTATCTATAATAAGAGTAGCTTCAGAGTTTCTTTTTACTACTTTTTTATCTAGTAGCTCAGAGTTTTTTACACTTGCTAACTCTTGTATGTCCCCTTCAATCTCATATATGGTATGGTGATAATCTGTAGGCACCATATCACTACTACTTGTAACCGTTTTTCTTATTAATTGCGGTAGTTCAAAAGGCTCCCACATCCATTCCCAGTTTTCAGGATTAATAAGAATATATCCTGTTGTCACCTCATTTCTATGAAATGAAGTAGTCATAGGACTGCCTGGGTATACGATATTTTTTTGCGTATTACTATGGGCATGAAGATCTCCTGCAAAAACTACAGGAAAATCTTCAAACCTATCTAACTCCACCTCTGGCTTAACATGAGGAGGTATTTCGCCCCTTACATGCGTAAATAAAGGCTTAGAAGTATCAAATTTTTCAATACTACCTTTTCTATGCAGATCTGCATAAGGAAGAACTCCAAAACCTAAATTACTATCAACATACGATATATCTACTATATGTACTAAAGGATTTATATCTCTAGTTACTTGTTTTAATTGAGTAAAAAATGTTTTATTCTTCTTTGTGGCCTCATGATTTCCGTCATAAATAAGAGTTGAAATTTTTACATTTCTAATAAAAGAAAAATAAAGCTCTAACTCCTCCATGTTTGGAAGACGATCAAAAAGATCGCCTCCGATAATGTGCATACTACACTGCTTTTCAATAGAGTGAATTTGATTGAAAAACTTTGTGTACCTATTTAAAGCCCAGTCAACTGGGACATTTTTTTGTCCCAGCTTTATGTGCCAGTCTGCAGTGAATAAAATCATGATACTTTGAATTCGTCTTCAATACTCTCATCCATAGCATCTTCGCTATTAGCATTATGAATTTTATCAAGCAATTCTTTTTGAGCATCTGGCGTAGGACGAGACATAACGTCATCCATGGATTTTAAGTCAGCAATAACTGTCATTTCAGCTTCGCTAAGTGCGCGAGGCTTGCACTTGAGTGCTTGTAGCTGATACTCTACATTGTAAGGAAGGGGTCCGGTTTTTACTCGCTTGAAGCAAATGTCCCAACCAGTTTCAGGATCTGTAGGGTCGCCTAAGTCTTCGGCAGCAGTAATAATTTGCTCCCAAAGTTTCTTCTTCAGGTTTACTACTTTAATCTCTCCGTTATCAATGCACTGAGTAGCATAACTCCAACCACACTTAAGGTCTGGATAAAAGTCACGAACCCAATCTTTTTCTAAATTGTTGAAAGACTCTGTATTTCTATCAAAAGATAGACATTCAAGAGGAATATTTTTATCGTTTTCTCCTTTAATCCAGTAAACGTAGCGAGCAAGAATGTCGCCAACGATACGCATTTTGTTATCGCCGTCTTTGTACTGAAAGGATGAGATTGAGGATTTTTGGGCAGAGCCCTTTGATTTGTTAAATGATAATGCCATTAATGTATCTCCATTTTAGGGACTTCTTCGTATAAAAAATGAACTCTGTCATCTTCTATCATAAGTAGCCTATTATTGTTTATAATTGTTTCCGGCTCCAAACCTGGTACTAATATTAGATCTAAAGCCGTATCTTGTGTGTTGATAAAATCTATAGCCGATCGAAAAGAGCACAGCGAAATATACTGAGCAATCTCTCGATGGTTGTACTTATAAGAGTGGTATAGAAGTATATCGGGGTGCAGCATGAAGCCAACCCCTGAAAAGTCTTTATGTGAATATTTATAAATAGGATCGTTACGATTTTTAGGTACTTGTTTCTCAACAAGCATCCTAAATATTCGTACTATCTCGCGTACATTTCCCTGCGACGCATTATAAATTTTCATCCAATCAAATAAGAACATATATTATACTTAAGTTTAACCTTGTTGTCAAGAACTATTTTTTTATAGCTGTTTGATTTGATAACCCTGTTTCATGTAGTGTCCCATACGCGTAGAAGCTTGTCTTCTTGCAGTATTACCCTTGAGGTGTATATCAATAATCACCGGGTCTTTTTTATTTTCTTCTTTTCGTATGACACGACCAATTAATTGGGTCAGTAATGGTTCGTTGTTAATAGGTGTACCTAAAATGAGGCAACTTAAACTATTTAAGGAAATGCCCTCAGAAAAAATAGCTTGAGTACCAAAAAGGATCTTCTTTTTGCCACTTGTTATAAGAGACATACGCTCCTCTCTTTCCTCATGTGATAGTTCACCTGTAACACTAGTTGCCGTGTCTCCTGCTAGTTCGGCACAGGCTTTCATAAAGTGAACTCTGTCGCTAACGACCAATACTTTATGCCCTTTTGCGGCGTAGGCCGCCGCCAACATAGCAACTGTGTGTTGATACTCTTCGTTATTAGTAAGAGCATTAACTCTATTAGCCCAAGGAGTTTTAGCCCCATCCATAAAACGAATATCGCTACTCAATATATGAACAGTAGGAGGCATAAAATTTTCTTTAGGTGGTTTAAAGATTTTACTTCCAAAATAGTCTCGGAATACCACATGTTTACCGTCCTTTCTTTCTATAGTACCTGATAAAC